AGAGCCGTGAGCCGGTAGTTCTGGGTGATACGCCCCATGAAATACCCGGTACCATTGCCGGGGTGCTTGCCCCGTATCGTCCGGTGCGGCTGTGAGAGGAAAGAGCATAGGCAGTCTGCGCCATCGGCTCATCCTGGAGCGGGTTGTCCGCACCGCAGATGGAGGCGGCGGCGCCAGCGAAGCCTGGGTAGAGGAGGCCGTCCTGTGGGGCGCCATTCGCCCGCTTTCCGGCACTGAAACGATGGAGGCTGCCCGCCTCGCAGGGCGGCACAGCTTTGAGATAAGAACCAGATATCGCGCCGGCGTTGAACCGGCCATGCGTTTCCGGCTGGGCGCGCGTCTTTTCCACATCGTAAGCGTTGAAAATATGGATGAGCGCGGGGCCTGGCTGACCCTCATGTGTGAAGAGCGCGAATTCGTTGAAATTTGCGTGAGCAAGGAGTGTTTTGCCTCTGTCGCGAATTGTGTATTAACTGCCTGTTAACGTAATGTTTCTTATTGTTACAAACATGAATTAGGCTTCGGGTGAGCATTTGCAAACTCAATCGACAGCTTGAAAAATGATCAAACATAACTACATAAGATATTGAAATATATCCATTTTGGAGATGTCTATGTCTGGAAGCGCGAGTTGGTCATTGCAGCAGGGCATTTATCAGGCTTTGGCTGGAAATCCTCAGGTGACTGGTCTTCTTGGCGGCGCGAACATTTATGATGACGCGTCCCAAAGCGCATCCTTTCCCTATCTCACCTTCGGCCAGACGACCGAGCGCGACTGGAGCACGGGGACGGAAGATGGCTCGGAGCATACGGTTACGCTGCATGTCTGGTCACGGGCCGGCGGCAAGAAAGAAACCTATGAGATCATCGAAACAATCCGCGATGCGCTGAAAGCGGCCCCCGTGACGGTCACTGATCATGCCCTCGTCAACCTGCACCATGAATTCTCCGAAGCGCGCCACGACGAAGACGGCGAAACCTATCACGGCATCGTCCGCTACCGCGCAATCACGGAGCCGCTGAGTTAGGCGAATGAGTTAGCCAAAACTCAAAACGAACCAGTCAGGGCGCTACACGGAGCGCCTTTTTTATTGCCTGCATGAAACATAATGCAGCGTGAGCTTTTTTAAAATTTCTCCAGATAACAGGATCTGAAACATGGTTGCTCAAAAGGGCAAGGACCTTCTGCTGAAGGTCGACAGCGACGGACTTGGCGCCTTCGCAACGGTTGCGGGCCTTCGCACGCGAAACCTGGCATTCAACGCCGAGAGCGTGGATGTAACAGACAGCGAGAGCGCCGGGCAGTGGCGCGAGCTGCTCACCGGCGGCGGGATTAAATCAGCGCGCCTTGCCGGAAGCGGCATTTTCAAGGACGCGGCGTCCGATGAAACCGTGCGCGGGCTGTTCTTCAACGGCACAATCCGGAACTGGCAGATGATTATCCCCGATTTCGGTACTGTCGAGGGCGCTTTCCAGATAACGGCGCTGGAGTTCACTGGCGCCCATGACGGCGAGGTGACTTTTGAGCTGGCGCTTGAGTCTGCCGGAGCGCTTGCTTTTACGGCAGCCTGATTTTTTTACAACCGAAAAACCAGAGATAAAGGAGAGGGCATGGCCAATCTGCATCGCGGCGAGATAGAGGCTGTTCTGGATGGCAAACGATACCGCCTGTGCCTGACGCTTGGCGCACTCGCCGAGCTGGAAGCCGTCTTTGGCGAGGATGACATGCTGGCGGTGGCCGAACGCTTCGAAGCAGGACGCATTACTGCGCGCGATACCATCCGTATCCTGGGCGCCGGCCTGCGCGGTGCGGGCTACGACATTGATGACCAGAGCGTCTCCGTCATGAAGGCTCAAGGCGGCGCGGGCGCTTATGTTGAGATGGTTGCTCGTTTGCTGACGGCGACATTCGGTATGAACGAACCGGGTGAAATAAACAGCGATATGAATGGAGACAACGGCGCGGTCGAGGAGGGTGCGCCTCCCGAACCGGGAAAGCCATCGATGATGCCCCAGGAGAAAAATGCAACCGGGGCTCAATCGCACCATCCCTGACGTCGGCTCTGACGCCGGTTGACTGGCCCAGGCTTATGGGGCTGGGCCTGGGGCTGTTGCGGCTTCCTCCCGTGTATTTCTGGTCTATGACGCCACGTGAACTCAAAGCCGCAACAGATATGATTTTCGGGAGTTCAGGTTCCCCGAAACCACCCGCGAGAAGTGATCTCGCGGCGCTGATGACCCGCTTTCCGGATCACGCAGATCACTCCGAACAACAGGAAAACTGATGGACGAACCAAGCGAACTTGTCGTCCGGGTTGATGGCGACCTGGACGGCCTGCGGCAGAATATTGCCCGCACGCGACAGGAACTGGAACAGGCCTCGCGTGTGGGGCGGGACTTTGGGTCTTCACTCACCCGTGCTTTTTCCGATGCAGCAATCCGGGGAAGAAAGCTCTCCGATGTGATGAAGGGGCTGGCCCTGTCCCTCTCGCGCAATGCATTGAAGACGGCAATCAAACCGCTGGGCAGTGCCATAAGCGGCGGGTTCTCCGGCCTTTTTACAAAGGCGCTCGGGTTTCAGAAGGGCGGCGTGTTTTCAAACCGTATGCCGGTGCCGTTTGCCCGTGGCGGTGTCATCGCCGCGCCAACGGCATTCCCCCTTGCGGGGGGGCGAACGGGTCTGGCTGGAGAAGCGGGGCCGGAAGCAATTCTCCCCCTGACGCGCGGGTCCGATGGACGGCTCGGCGTGCGCTCAGCAGGGAGTGGCGGGGCGATATCGATAAATTTCAATGTGACGACACCGGATGCAGAAAGCTTCCGCCGCTCTGAATCCCAGATCGCGGCAATGCTGAATCGCACCATCTCACGCGGCGAAAGAAATCTTTAAATCTCCTTCCTCAAGGCGCAGCGACAGGAATTAAACCATGTCCTTTCACGAGGTTCGTTTTCCGACTGATATTTCCCTGCGCTCTGCGGGGGGGCCGGAACGGCGCACGGAAGTTGTCGTTCTCGGTTCCGGCCATGAGGAAAGAAACGCCCGCTGGGTTGACTCGCGACGCAGTTACAACGCGGGCTATGGCGTCAAGTCACTGGCAGATATTCATCAGGTGATTGCTTTTTTTGAGGAACGGCGCGGGAGGCTCTACGGCTTCCGCTGGAAGGACCGTGTGGATCATAAATCCTGCGCCCCCGATGAGACGCCCGGCAGCGGCGATCAGGCTCTTGGCACGGGCGATGGCACGGCGGCAGGTTTCCAGCTCATCAAAACCTATGGCAGCGCTTTTGCGCCTTACACACGTACAGTGAGCAAGCCAGTAGCAGGGAGCGTGCTTGTAGCTGTTGATGCTGTGCCCCAGGTGGAGGGTACCGAATATGTCCTTGATGCCACCAACGGTATTATTACTTTCCTGCCTGGTCGCGAGCCCGGCGCTGGTGCAGCCGTGACGGCGGGGTACGAGTTTGATGTGCCAGTACGTTTTGATACTGATGAACTGAGCGTGGATTTAACCTCCTTCGAGGCCGGCAGCATCCAGAACTTCCCGATTGTGGAGATCAGGTTGTGAGGGCAATCCCAACTGGCCTTCAGGACCATCTGGACACCGGCGCAACAACCCTGTGCTGGTGCTGGCGTGTTGTGCGCGGTGACGGGGCTGATATGGGCTTTACCGACCATGACCGTGACCTCACTTTTGACGGGACAATCTTTGAGGCGGCGGCGGGGCTCACGGCAACAGATGTGGCAAGCTCAGTTGGGCTTGGCGTCGATAATCTGGATATCGAGAGCGTACTCAAATCAGACAGGCTGAATGAAGACGATCTTGCTGCCGGCCTGTTTGATAATGCCCGGGTGGAAGTTTTCCGGGTCAACTGGCAGAGCCTGGACGAGCGCGTACTCATGCGGTTGGGAAATCTCGGCGAGGTGACCCGCGGGCCATATTCCTTCAGCGCCGAAGTGCGTGGTCTCGCCCATGAATTGCAGCAGCCCAAGGGGCGGCTGTTCCAGTTCGGCTGTGATGCGGATGTGGGCGATACGCGTTGCACGGTGGATCTTGATTTACCGGCTTTCAAAGGGGCAGGTGTTGTTGCCACACTCAGCGCAATCCGCGTTTTTACGGCAACCGGGCTTGATGGTTTTGGCAGCGACTGGTTTACGCGCGGGCTGGTGATGTGGACCAGCGGCGCGAATGTGGGGCGGTCCATGGAGGTCAAACTCCATACTAAAGCCTCCAGTAGCGTTACGCTTGAACTCTGGCAGCGTATGAGCCAGCCGATCGGAACGGGTGATGGTTTTACCGTGACCGCAGGGTGCGATAAGCAGTTCGGAACATGTAAGTCAAAATTTGACAATGCCCTGAGTTTTCGCGGCTTTCCCAATATTCCGGGAAATGATTTTGCAATCTCCTATCCCAACAGTGACGACCCGGACAATGATGGCGGGAGCCTCTTCTCATGACCTTGTCCCAGTCTGCTCTCCTCTCTCGGACGCAGGTAATTGAGGTTGCGCGTTCCTGGGTAGGGACGCCCTATCACCATCAGGCCAGCGTTAAGGGGGCAGGGTGTGACTGCCTGGGGCTCGTGCGGGGCGTTTACCGAGAACTGTATGGCGATGAACCAGAAACCATGCCGCCCTATACACCGGACTGGGCCGAAGCACAGGGCAGGGAAACCCTGCTAACGGGCGCAAGGCGGCATTTGCGTGAAGGCGCTGCCCAAGAAGCTGTGCCCGGCGATATTCTGGTCTTCAG